GGCGACGACCTTGAGACCTGGTGGGGCGCTTACGACCAAGCATCAGATGCCGTGCTCCGTGCGATCGTCGATCAGTGCCGCGACGTATCGCTGCGCGACGTCAAGATCAAGCGCCTTCGCGACGAGTCTGAATCGACCTGCCGGTCGCTCGGAGCCGCTCGCGAAAAAGCCCGCGCCCGCTACGACGAAATGCAGAAGGAGGCCGCAAGTGCGGATAAGTCCTCGGACTGAAGCTCAGGTATGGGCCGTCTTTATCGGCCTGTTCTGCTGGGCCTTCTGGTATTGCCTTACGACAACACTCGACGACCTGACCTTGCGCGACTGCAAGGCGGGCGTCACCTCAGCCTGTAAATCTCTCGACTTATGAACCGCTTCAAAGACGAACAAGGCCGCACCTGGCTCGTAACTTCCCACATGGCTAAGCACCTAGGGATTACCGGGGGCGCACTCTCGAATTATAAGTACGACGGCACCCTCAAAAGAGGCGTGCATTGGGTGCAGCAAACGACCGGCCACAGACGGGTCTTTTACAACAAAGATGTAATTATCGAATGGTGGACGTCTACGAATCCGTCAAAAACAGACACAACGTCGCGTAACGAGGCTTCCGGGAAAAAGCGAGTTGTCTCTGTCTATCTATACGATGATCTTGCCGACAAGCTTGCTTCGATTCAAGAAGAATCAGAGATCACCGTAAAAAAGGAGATTGACGGGATCGTCATGGAAGTGACCGAGGAAAAGCCGAAATTAAACACGATCGTGAATATGCTTCTTGCCAGAGCTATTAACGATCACTTTGCAAACCGCGCCGCATAGTTTCACGTTTACCGTGCTCGGGATCCCTGTCCCTCAGGGATCCATGAAAGCCAGAGGCAAGTACGTTGTCGCAAACAACGCTGATAAACTGTACTCCTGGCGGCAAGACGTAGCGGCGCGAGCCCTCGAGCATCTTCCCGAATCGTGGAACAAAGAGTCTCCTGTTTCTCTTCGCTGTGAGTTCGTATTCCCGAGACCGAAAGGTCACTTCAGCACGGCAAAAGGACGAACCCACGAGACTGTCCCCTCTGCACCAATCCACCACATCGTTACACCCGATAATGACAAGCTCGTCCGTGCCGTAGGCGATGCCCTTTCGGTTACTCGAGCGGTCCTAAGGGACGACTCCTTCATTGTCTCTATCCATTCCCTCAAACGCTATGCCCGACACGACGAACCCGTCGGAACAACTATCACCGTCACCGCCCTCGATTCCTAATCTTGGCGACGTCATTAGGACCGATGACGTAAGTCGAAAAGGGACAGGCAGCTACAAGGCCGATTACGTCAACTGGTGCCGCGTCGCGCACCTCCTGCACGAGAACGCTCCCGGCTGGCAATTCAACGTCCAGCCCTCGCCCTCGGGTTCCCATGTGTGGGAAGCTCCGAACGGCACGGCCTACGTCGTCGGCTACTTCACCGGACCGAACGGCGAACGCACCCCCGACTTCCCCCAGTCGGTGATGGATCACAAAAACGCCCCGATTGCTTTCGCGAAAGTCTCTGCCCGTGATTTCACCGACACTCACCGTCGCTGCCTCTGTACTGCGGCGGCTGCAACGTTTGGTCTCGCCTGGCAGTTGTGGGCTCGAGAAAAGATCGAGGACCCATACCGGGAAGAGGAACAACAACAGGAACAGGTAAAGGCGAACCCTGCGACTGCGCCTTCCGTGCAGGACATTCCTGCCGACTTTCGGCCTATGGATCCCGACGACAGAGAGCAACTAAAGCTCAGCATCGGGGATCTTCCGGACAAGATTAAAAAGGAGTTCCTCGAGAAGTTCCGTAAGGAGTTCAACGTTCAGACGCCTAAGGTCTTTACCGCAATCCAGGAAGTCCGACATCTGACCTGGATTCAGAACAACATGCCCGTCGTTAAGTGACCGAAAAAAAACCGACTGACAATGAAAACCTCTTCCAAGTCCGGTTGCCCCCCGAGGTAGCCGGACACCTGCGGCACTTCATGAAGAGCCGCGACTACAACGCCTCAGAGGCGATTCGCATCATCATCTCTCGATTCTTCAAAGGAAAATGACCGACTTCCCAAAAGACGCCTTCACCCTGTGGGGCAACTTCAACGCAGACCGGGATAAGCCCGGGGCCTACTGGTCGATGCTCGAGATCCCCCTCTCCGAGCTCGCCTCCCTCGTTACTTGGGCGAAGAACGCCGAGCGTTGCCAGAACCAAAAGGGCGAAGACTGCGTAAAACTGCGCGGACGCCTAATGCCGAAGACGAGCGCGGCAGGAAACGACTACCTGCTGATGGCTCTTTCCGACGCAAAGCCTAAGGCTGACGACGTTCCCTTCTGATTAAGGGCAAACTGAAAGAGGCGCGGCTTAAGTGGAAGGGCCGCGCTTTTTTTTATGGGCAAACCGACGATGCAGCGCGTCCTCGAGGGCGACACCTGGGTCTGGAAAGTAGAGGTTGCCGGGATGGTCCGGACCTATACGCAGGACTGGCAAGCGCAGTGGGCTTACAGCTACGCGCAGACCCTCTACGACGCCGACATCCCGCCGGAGTCGAGCTCCGCGATATGACCGACTGCCTGCTTTAAGAGCTTCGTTTGGTGCCACGCCTGCCGAGTAAGGGCAACGCACAACCCCCGCATCTTTTCAAGGTCTTCGCAGGCTCGGATCTCCCGGACGGTCGCCTCGAGGTGTAACTCCTCCTCGAGGCTTTTCTCGATAACCATCCAGTCCATCCGAACCCCGCGACGGGTTGAACCCGCTATAGCGCGCAGATGTTCACTACGCCACGCTCGGCATGACTGTTAGATGGTTGTTGTAGTGCCCTGTTTTTGCGTAGCTCACAAACGGAACATTCGACATCGAGTGAAAAACCATCTGCCCGATTTTCATTCCCGGGAAGATCGGCAGGGGGTGATGTTGCCGCTCGTTTTTAAGTTCGAGCGTAAGAGTCGAACCGTGCCAACCGGGATCACACCAGCCAGCGAGCATGTGATTGAACCCTGCACGAGCTCTCGATGACTTCAACACAAACTGCGCGCTGACATCTTCGGGCAGGTTGAAAATTTCCATGGTTTCGGCGAGGAGAAAGTCGCCGGGTTGAATCATGAAGGGGTTGTCTTCCGTCGTGTCGGATATATCGACGCGGATCAGCTCGGGGCTGTAGATGCTTTCAATCATGATCCAGCCGCCGAGCCGCAGATCGAGACTCGCGGGGTTGATCAATTCCGGGTCGAAGTTCTCAACCATGCCGCCCTTGCAGCGGGCTTTAATCTCCCAGTCGCAGAGAACTCCCACAAGCCAAAACAAACCTCAGACTATTCACTCCGGACAAACACCGCCCAGCCCGTAGCGGGGCCGTCGACCGACCAGCGTTGATAAAAGGCCGGGCGAGAGACCGCGACTCGATCACCTGCGATCGACCGATCGTGCCCGCCCTCTTCGATCCGAGGCATCCCGAGCGGGTCGTGCATATACCAATAGTCGGGGTCCATCCCGACGATCACCGACCAATGCCCACAGGTTGTGCTGCCGCACATCGGCGGCTCCCCTCGCAGCATGTTGCCCTGATGCAGCCAGCCGACAAGCACCGGACGTCCTGCCGTGATCTCTTCCTCGATTTCGTCTGAAGTCACGTTGCGCGAGAACCTCGCCTCGAGGCCGAGCAACCGAAGGGTTTCGAGCTGAACCTCGACTGAGGTTGTCTCCCCGATCTTCGCGCGCATAGCGTTGTAGAGATCGAGGCTGCTCGATCGGTCGTAGAACGCAGCGACCATCGCCGCCGCCGCGCTAAAGCACTCCCGCTCGCCGTAGCCGCTCGAGCTTTCGAGTTGCCGGAAGTAGGGGACGCCGAAGACCTGCTGCTGCATCCCGCTCGCCCGCCAAGCGTCGAACCAGGCGGCATCTTCGTCTAGCAGCTCCTGCGGTAGCGAATCCTCGAGCTGCTTAACGGCAGCGAGCTGATGCGGTGTACCCCGGAAGAACTGAAAGAACGGAAGCAACGCAAGCGGTGCCATCATCCAAGCCCTCACTTGTCGATGCGGGTCTCGGGCAACAGCATTTCGCGGACATGCTTAACAGCAAGATCGTCGAGGTCGTTGTCAGTCCTCGCGACAATCTTCTCGAGCATCGCGACGATTAACTCCTTAAATGCCTTCGACTTCCACATCGTCATCAGGATCGGCTTAAGGATTAGAAGCATTGGCCTGGCCTGGTTACGCTGTAACGGTAGCTCTGCAATGCAATGGCTAACAACTCCGAGGAGCATCAGGAAAAGGAAGGCATCTGCATCGCGGATATTGTCAAGGCTCTTGTACTCGCCTGGAGTGCCGCCCTGCTGACTGTCTCTTACCTCGGGATCTTCCCGCAGATGAAGATGGACAACACGTTTGTGGCGTCATTACTTACAGGCGCGATGGCGTCGTTCGGTATCGAGCGAAAGTCGAATGGAAACGGGAACAAGAAGCCGACTATCGTTGACAACAAGGACACCAAAGCCGGCATTAAATGACCCGCACACTTTTGGTATTAGGGATCACTTTGGCGGCTGCATTGCCTGCCCAAGCAGACATCACCCACAAGATTCAGTCCTCCGTGCAACTCCAAGTCGATGGGGCAGCATCACAGGCTTCAAGAATTGGCAGCACTCTTTCTGTCAGTGGTAGCAACGTCACTCT